TGGAAGCCTGCGACCTCGTCCTGCTTGTGAGTGACGTCCGACCGCTCGGTGATCTCGCCCTGGGGGACGTAGAAGCCCCGCTGCAGCTCGCCGTCCAGGACGACGAACCAGAACGCCCGCCGGTCCGGGACCGGCGACGCGGTCTCCGCGAACGTCGTCAGCCCCGACGCGGGCTCCAGGTCGTCGACCGGAATGCGGTACTGCAGGGACTGCACCGTAGTCCGGCCTGTCTCCCACGCGGTGACGGAGAACGTTCGCAGCGAGCTGGTGATCGTGGTTCGGATCGGTGCCGTGTAGCCCCACGGCGTGAACGACTGGGAGTCCTCCTCGAAGCCCTGGACGAGGCCGTCGTCGGACAGGGCGCCGAGCGGGAGCCACGGGGCGAGCGGCTGTACCGCCGGGTCGCCGGGCGAGGCGGTGCCGAGCGGCGCGACCCAGCCGCCGCCGTTTGCGCCGACCTCGAGCAGATCTGCGGCGCGGGTGATGTTGACCATGACGTCTCCAGACGTGAAGAAGCCCGCGCACGGGCGGGAGCTGACGGGTCCGGCGCGGGCCCAGGCCGGTCAGGAGACCGGGTGACTGTAGATCTGGTAGGTGGCACCGACTCGACGGAGCGCGGTGTTCTCGTAGGGGCGCACCGCCGGCGGTGGAGAGGACGTGACGCGGCCGAAGACCGCTGTGGCAGTGACGCTGCCCGGCAGGTCCACGAGGAGCCAGCCACGGACCTCTGCGGCCAGGGCGATGGCCGCTGCTCGAGTCGAGTGGTAGACGTCCACGTCGACCAGGGCGCGGTCGAGACGGATACCGTCATCCCCGCCGGCTGGTAGTCGCTGGACCTGGATCGTGGGCAGCTCGTCCAGCAGGTTGTTGTCGACCTCGTCCCGGACGACGACGCCCGGCCCGGTGCGGGCCTGCAGCCACTGGATCAACTCCAGTTCGACATCGACGCTCCCGACGGCCGCCATCAGCGACCACCTGCCTGAGCCGCGCGCAGCAGGACGTGATGCGCGCGGACGCGCTCCGTGCCGTACTCGACGTGAGCCCCGTAGGGAGCCGTGTTGCCCACGATCGCGACGGCCCGGTCTCGCCGCCGGCCGCCGCGGCGCACCGGCTGCACGAAGAACGAGTCCTTATAGAGCCCGCGATGCGGATCGGCCGGTCCTCCGACTGGCGCTATAGCCTCCGCGACGCCCTTGATGACCTCCGCACGGCGGACCATCTCGGCAAGCACCATGTCGCTGCGAAGCAGCTGACCCACGCCTTTCCGAGACATCTTGAAGCGCGCAGCCATACCCTCAACTCCTCACACACTGGGGGCGATATGGACGTCAAGGGCGTACAAGGCGAGATCAGCTTCGACGGAGAGTGGGTCACGATCACCAAGAGGGCGATCGGGCAGCCTGCACGGGAGTTCCGCGTCCGGGCCGCCGATGTCACCGGGACGCGACTCAAGGAAGCCACCCGCCTCTTCCACGGGTACGTACAGCTCCTCGTCCCGGGCTCCGCGCCCGCTGAGGAGAGCAAGAGCCTGCTCAGCGGAGGCCGGCCCCCGCAAGACGACCCTCACTCGCTGTCGATCCCGCGCAAGAGCAACGACGCGGCACAAAAGCTCCTCGCCGCCGTAGAGCAAGCCCGCAGCTAGCCCGTCACCCGGTCCGCCGCGAACTGCACGGGGCCGGGGGTGCCGGTGAACACCGAGCGGCCCCAGTCGCCTGGCTCGCCCGTGATCTCACACACCTCGCCGCGGATACGGACCTGGTCCGTGGTGAGCCATTGCGATCCCGGCGGCGCGTACACCGTCCAGCCGACGATCACCGTGTCCCGGGCCTGCTGCTCGTCCCCTCCGACCTGAGGCGTTGACTGCCGAGGGGTGACCACACATCCAGGGAACGTGGTCTCGATCAGCGGGCCTGGAATGGGCTGCCCGCGGGGGTCGCGGCCGGGCGAGGCGCCGCGCCGTAGGCGCACCACATCCTCGCCGAACGGGTAGGGGCCGGGCATCAGTATCCCCACCCGGGCTCGTAGGGGGCACCTGGGTAGAAGTCATCGGCCATGGGCCAGGTCGGCGAAGGATCGGCATCTGCAGGCGTCGGGTCGACCGTGAACGCCCCACCACGCCCCGCCAGAGACTTCAGGGCCGCCTTGTCCGCCTTCGTCAGGTACAAGCCGCCTGACCCGGCCGGGCGCTGCACAGACTGCGGGCCGATCGTCTCGTAGGTGACCTGCTGAGGGTTGACGTAGGCGCGGCCAGCCACGGACAGCACCACTGCGGTGGCCTGGTCAGGTAGCGGCTTTACCACCGACTCGGCCAGGGCGACAGCCTGGCGGATCAGCAGGTCCGCCCGCTCGCCGTCGATCTCACCCAGACCCAGATAGAGGCCGAGCTGCTCAGCCGTAGGAGGTTCGAAGGTCACCGCCGCCTCCTATCAGGCCAGGGCCTCTACGGCATCGCACCAGGCAGCCAGATCGGGTGTCGGATCGAGCTCGGCCGACCGGGCCTTCGCCCGCTTTGCCACCAGCCGGTACTCGGCCGGGGTGGACAGGAGCTTGCGCAGGACTGCCTCGTATCCGTCGACGTCGTGCAGGTCGACGAACACGCCGGCCTCGCCCAGCGACTCGCACAGCCCCGGCGTGGGGTGCGCGACGACTGGGATGCCCGAGGCCAAAGCCTCAACTCCAGCCCGGCCCCACGACTCATACGAGGAAGGCATCAGCAGCACCTTCGTGCGGCTGTACACCTGCTCCCGCATGTCATGGCCGCACATGTGGCTCAGCACCTCGACGTTCGGCAGATCAGGAACGATCTGCTCGCCGTAGGCGCCAGTCACCGCAAGGAACTCGACGTCCGGCATGCGGCGGGCGAGCTTCTCGAAGAGCCGGCCGCCCTTCTCCACGTTGAGGTTGATCAGCGTCACCTTGGAGCCCGGCTTCGTCCGGTACTCCTCGGCGAACACCGGCGGACGGACGATGATCTCGCTGGACGGGCGGATGCCCTTGGGGTACTCGGAGAAGAACAGCTCGGCCTCACGCGCCATCCACTGGGAGTTGTAGACCGCGAGGGCTGTGTCGCCGCCGGCCATCTGACGGAAGCTCGGCAGGTGCGTGTTGTGCACGACGACAGCAAGCGGCTTGCCGTATCCCCGGGCCAGCGCCCCGGCGGACGGAACGTTCTCCAGGTGGGAGACGACCACGTCCGCCCTTCGGATTGCCGTGCCGGCGTCGAGGCGCGTCTCCAGGGGAACGACATGTACGCCGTTGAGGTCGTAAGCCTCGCGGTCGCTGGTGTAGCGAGACAGCCACACGGACACATCGTGGCCGCGCTCCACCAGTGCCCGCAGCATGGAATGCGCCATCCACTCGGCTCCGGCATTGTGCCGCGGCGGGTAGCCGTGCAGCCGGGCCACGATCTGCATCGGCGCCCGGCCGCCGGACCCGCCGGAGGTCACGAAGCTCCGCCCGCTGCCAGGTACTTGACGAAGGCCTCTTCGTCGCCGAGGACGAACCCGTAGTACGCCTCGGCGAGGAGGAGCACCAGGTTCTCCTGGAACGCGGAGTGGACGCCGCCGTCCTCGTCGATGTACGTCGCCTCGCGGGAGATCTTGACGGTGATGTCCATGCCGACGCCGTAGGCCGTCTGAGACCAGTCGCCGCCGATGCCACGCAGGCCGGTGTCGATGGTGCCGGACTGGCGGCGGAGCTTGCCAGACACGCTGCGAGAGTAGGCGACCGGCTCGCCGATCAGAGTGCCAGCGAGGGCGGCGCCCGTGCCCGGGACGGTCGTGTCGACGAAGATGGGCCGTCCGGTGGTGTCCGTACCGCCGAGAAGCGTGGGCTTCATGCGGTTGTCCAGAACGGTTCCCGTGTAGTCCCAGTCGTCGTCGATGACCTCCTTCATGCCCTTGACCAGGTCACCGTAGATGCCGCCGTTGCCCTGCGTAGTGCCGCCGAGGGTGACCGACTTGGTCGTCATCGCCAGGTAGTCAGCGAACGGGCCGGTGGCGCCCTTCATGGTCTTGCCGTGGATCGTGGCACGGTCGAAGGCGCGGGCGAAGGCGGTCGGCAGGTCGCGCTGCAGCTGGGTCCACAGGCCCGCAGCGTTGCTGTCCGCGACCTCCATGGCGACCGGGATGAGCACGGCGATCTTCTTGCCGGTCATCTGCTTGATGTCGACGCCGCCGGTGCTGATCGGCTTGCGGCCGGCCTGCTCGACCCAGTCCGCGGTGGGAACG